AGACAGAAAAATGAAGATGAAGAAAAAGGGAATGGCTAAAGGCGGAGCCATGAAGAAAAAGGGCATGGCTAAAGGTGGAGCTATGATGAAGAAAAAAGGTTATGCTGCTGGTGGTGCAATGCCAATGAAGAAGAACCCTGCAACAGGTGAGATGATGCCTGCCTATGCTATGGATGGCAAGGGTAAGATGAACAAGGGTGGCATGGCAAAGAAAAAAGGTATGGCTAAAGGTGGAGCCATGATGAAGAAAAAAGGCTATGCTAAAGGCGGTATGAAAAAAGGTTATGCTAAAGGCGGTAAGGTTATGACTTACAATGTTGGCGGTATGGTAAAGAGCAGTGGCAGTCTTAACACTGGAATTAAAAAAGCTTAATGGCTTTAAAGAAATCTCAGAAAAGTCTTAAGTCTTGGACCAAACAGGATTGGCGAACAAAGAGTGGTAAGCCTTCTACCCAAGGTCCAAAAGCTACTGGTGAAAGATACTTACCTAAGAAGGCTATTAAGTCTCTTAGTTCTTCTGAGTACGCTGCTACGACTAAAGCTAAACGTAAAGGAACTTCTGCTGGAAAACAAAACGTAGCTCAACCAAAGAAAATAGCAGCTAAAGTAAAACCGTATAGGAAAAAAACATGAGGAACTATCTTAAGCGTATTTTACGTGCAGTACTTAATAGGGCTTGTCCCTGCAACAAATGTGAATGTTCATAAGGGATAAAAATTATGGCTAAAGAAACACTACAGCAACACTTGAATAGAAAACTTAAGGAAAAAGGTACTTCCTTAACAGACGAAAAGAAAAAGGCTGGTAAGTATAAGTCTATTTCTGCAGCCCAAAAAGCAGGTTCTTTATATTATACCGACAAGAACGGTAAAGTTATGGCTGCTGTTTTAGCAGGTGACTTAAAAGAGAAAAAACCTCTTCGTCCAAAGACTAGACCACCTGTAAAGAAACCTAAGGCGTATAGTGGTCGTGGTGGTGGTGCAGCAGAAGTAAAGAAGCGTAACACTGACATAGAGTCTCCTACGATGAAAGCAAAACGTAGGGAAAAGGCTAAAAAAGGTTACCAAACTTTAGGTGATATGCGAGCAGGTGGTAGTAGAGTTCCAAGGCTTATGCCTAAGGGAAGAGCAGCTGTCAAAGAAATTAAAGCTGCAGGTCAAGAAGAACTTGATGCTAGAGCTTCTCGCGCTAAAAGGTATACAAAAGATCAGTGGGACTCTATGAGCCGTGGCAGACGAATTGAGTTGGGGTTACCTGTGTCTGCTAAAGAGGTTAGGGGCGGTAATGCTACATTTAAGGGACAGACAAAAAGAAGTGCTGATCCTCTTAAACTAGCTAGTCCAAAAAATAGGAACTAACTTAAATAAAAGTAAGGACTAATCTTAATGGTACGTCAATTAACAGAAAAACAACAAAAGTTCTTAGACGTTCTTTTTGATGAAGCACAAGGCGACCCAGTTAAAGCAGTCAAGCTTTCTGGGTACGCTGAAGGCACGTCTGCTTCTTCGGTAACAGGTTCCTTAGTAGATGAGATTGCAGAACTAACTAAAAAGTTTATTGCACAGTCATCTACTAAGGCTGCTTACACAATGTTTAGTGTAATGGCTGACCCTACAGACCTAGGAGTTAAAGAAAAGATGCTTGCAGCTAAGGACATCTTAGATAGAGCAGGCTTTACTAAAACAGATAAGGTAGAAGTGAAGACCTCAGAACCTCTCTTCATCCTGCCATCTAAGGAGTCTGATGACTAAAAGAGCAAGTAAAGCAGAATATCCAGATAAGGTAGAGTGGAGGATACCTTTGAAAGGAGAGATGGGTGAATGGTATCCCATCATACGAGTAGGACGACACATACCCTTTGGTTATAAGCAGGACGAGGATGATCCAGATCTTCTTATTCCGATTCCAGAAGAACTAGAACTTCTAGAAAAAGCAAAACTCTTTCTCAATGAGTACAGTGTTAGACAAGTAGCCCTGTGGTTATCTAAAAACTCTGGTAGAAAGATCTCACATGTAGGGTTATATAAACGTGTCCGAATCGAAGAAAAAAGGCGCAGGTCGTCCAACAACTCTAGGCAATATGCCAGGCGGTATAAAGAGGCGGCAACCAAAGCGGAAAAAATCGAAAAGCAACGTATCGGAGGTAGAGCCACAAGAACTATCAACGGACAGCAAAACTGGGAAGACGTTAATCCTTGGGTCGAAGACGAAGACTCCAGCGACAGTTAAGCCAGCGCCTTTCGATGTTGAAGCTGCACAGGAAATTATCTTTGAGCCTAACGCAGGACCACAGACTAAGTTTCTAAGTGCCACTGAACAAGAGGTTCTATACGGTGGGGCAGCTGGGGGTGGAAAGAGCTACAGTCTAGTTGCTGACCCTGTTCGTTACTTAAACAATCCTAATGCTAGGATGCTTTTGGTTCGTCGTAGTACTGAAGAACTAAGAGAACTTATCTCAGTCTCTAAGCAACTATACCCTAGAGCAATACCTGGTATTAAGTTTATGGAACGAGACAAGACATGGGTGGCACCAAGTGGAGCTACACTCTGGATGTCCTACCTAGACCGTGACGATGACGTTATGAGATACCAAGGTCAGGCCTTTAATTGGATTGGCTTCGACGAGTTGACGCAATGGGACTCAAGCTATGCGTGGACTTATATGCGCTCAAGATTACGTACTACTAAAGCATCAGGGTTACCTCTCTACATGAGGGCAACAAGTAACCCAGGTGGACCAGGACACCAGTGGGTAAAACGAACTTTTATTGATCCAGCTGAGCCAGGTAATTCGTACTGGGCTACAGATCCAGAAGGTGAAACAATCTGCTGGCCTAAGGGACACACTAGAGCAGGAGAACCACTGTTTAAAAGAAAGTTTATTCCTGCTACTCTGTTTGATAACCCATACCTTTCAGACGATGGTATGTACGAAGCTAACCTACTCTCTCTACCTGAGCACCAAAGACGACAACTCCTTGAAGGTGACTGGGATATTAACGAGGGAGCAGCATTCTCTGAGTTTAATAGGAAGATTCACGTAGTAGACCCATACGACATACCTTCTAGCTGGACTAGGTTTAGGGCATGTGACTACGGATACGGATCTTACACTGGGGTTGTTTGGATTGCTATCGCACCAGACGAACAGTTAATTGTTTATAGGGAGTTATACGTATCAAAAGTTTTAGCTACAGATCTAGCAGAAACTATTTTAGAACTTGAATCAGCAGAAAAAATAAGGTATGGTGTTCTTGATAGTTCTTTGTGGCATAAACGTGGAGACACAGGACCAAGCCTAGCAGAGACTATGATTATGAAAGGATGCCACTGGCGTCCATCAGACAGATCAAAAGGTTCACGTGTTGCAGGTAAGAATGAAATACACAGACGACTACAGGTTGATGACTTTACAGAAAACCCAAGGATGGTCTTTTTTAATAACTGCACTAATACAATAGCCCAGCTGCCTTCTATTCCTCTTGATAAGAACAACCCAGAAGACGTAGACACCAAAGCAGAAGATCACCTATACGATGCTTTACGTTATGGAGTAATGACAAGACCAAGAAGCAACCTGTTTGATTTTGATTCAACTGATCAGAGAACAGGCTTTCAAGCAGCTGACCCTCAATTTGGATACTAGACTAAGGATCTACTATGGAAGAAGATGACATCTTGAATGAAGAAGTAAACATGGATGCCTCAGAAGTGTCTTTTATTGAAGATTCTGAAGAGGGTCTTAATACCGATGAACCTGTTGGCTCTATACTACAGTACGTTCAACAACGTTTTTACAAAGCAGAAGAGGCAAGGTATACTGAAGAGCAGCGTTGGATTAAAGCTTACAGAAACTATAGAGGACTGTACGGGCCAGATGTTAGCTTCACTTCTACTGAGAAGTCTAAGGTATTTGTTAAAGTAACTAAGACTAAAGTACTTGCTGCCTACGGTCAGATCGTTGAGGTACTCTTTGGTGCCAACAAGTTTCCAATTAGTATTGATCCTACCGTACTTCCTGATGGTGTACTTGAAGCTGTTTATGTTGAGACGGACGAAAACGTCAAGAAGATGAATGCTGATGGTCAGGTAGATATACCAAAACTAGAACCAGGTGAAACATTTCCTGAGTTTCAAGAGCGTCTTGCTGGTCTAAGAAGTAAACTTGAGCCTTTAGGTGATAAAGTTAAAGAAGGTGAGGGAACTACTCCAACTCAAGTTACCTTCCATCCAGCTATGGTTGCAGCTAAGAAGATGGAAAAGAAGATACATGACCAACTAGAAGAGTCTAATGCACGTAAAGAACTACGTACAACAGCCTTTGAGTGTGCACTGTTTGGCACAGGTATCATGAAGGGTCCATTCGCAGTAGACAAAGAGTATCCTAACTGGTCAGAAGAAGGTGAGTACGATCCCATAATAAAAACTGTACCTAAGTGTTCTTCTGTTTCTACATGGAACTTCTACCCAGACCCTGACGCAATCAACATGGATGATGCAGAGTACGTTGTTGAGCGTCACAAGATGTCTCGCACACAGCTACGTGCACTTAAGCGGCGTCCATTCTTTCGTAAAAATGCTATTGATACAGCTGTATCTATGGGTGAGTCCTACACTAAAGAGTGGTGGGAACAGATCATGGAAGACGAGGCTAATGACTCTAAGTCAGAACGCTATCAAGTACTTGAGTTCTGGGGTAACGTAGACGTAGCTCTTCTTAAAGATCAGAATGTAGATGTACCTGAAGAATTAGATGAGTACGATCAAGTGTCTGTAAACATATGGACTTGTAATAATCAGGTTCTACGTCTTGTTCTAAATCCTTTTACACCTTCTTACATACCGTACTACTCAGTTCCTTACGAAGTAAATCCATACAGCTTGTTTGGTGTAGGTATTGCTGAGAACATGGACGACACACAGACCTTAATGAATGGCTTCATGAGGATGGCAGTAGACAATGCTGCTCTCTCAGGTAATTTAATAATTGAGGTTGATGAGACAAACTTGGTCCCAGGCCAAGACCTATCTGTGTACCCAGGAAAAGTCTTTAGGAGACAGGGGGGTGCACCAGGACAAGCCATCTTCGGCACCAAGTTCCCGAACGTATCAAATGAGAACCTACAACTCTTCGACAAGGCTAGAGTACTTGCTGATGAGAGTACAGGCTTTCCTTCTTTCGCTCACGGTCAGACAGGTGTGTCAGGCGTAGGACGTACAGCTTCTGGTATCTCAATGCTTATGTCTGCTGCCAACGGTAGTATTCGTAACGTAGTTAAGAACGTAGACGACTATCTCCTTGGCCCACTAGGTAAAGCTTTCTTTAACTTCAACATGCAGTTTGACTTTGACCAAGACATCAAGGGTGATCTAGAGGTTAAGGCTCAAGGTACTGAGTCACTGATGGCTAACGAAGTAAGGTCACAACGACTGATGCAGTTCCTGCAGGTTACACAGAACCCAGCCCTAGCTCCGTTTGCTAAGATGGACTACGTAATGCGTGAGATTGCTAAGTCTATGGACCTAGACCCCGACAAGGTAGTCAACTCAATGGCTGACGCTAAGCTACAGGCAGAGTTGTTTAAAGCCTTCAGAGAGCAGAACCCAGAGCCTGCAGCACCACAAGAGGGTGTTCCACCACAGGCAGGCCCACAGGGGGCACCAGCAGGCACAGGAGTACAAGATACGTCTGGAGCAGGGGGAGGTACTATAGGTACTGGTACAGTCCCTCAGCCAGGAGAACAGGGCTTCTCAGGCAATACAGGTGAAGGTGCCGCATGATCAACCTAAAACCTTTAGTGAATGACAAACCTCTTTGGGATGCCTTCAAAGAAGAGTTAGATAAAAGACTTGTTGAAACACATAGGGCTATGGAACAGGCAGACGATTCTCACACCTTATACCGTCTTCAGGGGCAGGCCAATGCCCTACGTAAACTAAAGCAGCTTAGGGACTACGTAAATGGCGGGGAATGAAGATCAAACAGAAGAAGCTTTAGGCTATGCAGCTGCTAATCCTGTAACAAAAGGTATGGGTTACGGTGAATTAATTGTAGACAATATTATTGGACTCGACAATGAGTACGAATCATTTGGTGAAAAACTAAAAAAAGCAGTAAGTGAAGATGAAATAGGATTTCTTAAAAATGCTGCTGTTGGCGTGTACGAAGGGGCAAAAGAGTTTGTAGCTAACCCCATAGATACAACTACAAAAGTAGTTACAGATATTAGAGATAGTATCAAAAGATTAAGTAGTGAAGATTTAAATACTAGACTTCAAAATATGTATGATGTCACTTATGATAGAGCTACAGATCAACAAGTAAACTCTGCTAGAGAAGCTGTTCTTGGTGATGCATTCACAGCACTAGAGTTAATTCCTGCAGCTAAAGGTGTTACTATGGCAGCTAAGGCTGGTAGTGCAGGAGTTAAGACCCTTGGCGATGTAGCTAAACGTGTACAGGTTGACACTAGCTCAATGGGTTCTGGGCTAGGTAATGTTAGTTTACTACCAA